AGCTTGGAACTCAGTTGCACCTAAATATGCTGAAAAATGGGTAAAATCCAACGATTATGCTGTAATAGGCATAGTGGATGCTGTCTGTAACGACTTTGATGGAGGGACGACGCTACTAGATTATAAAACATCTAAGCGATATGGACCTTATATGCCGGAGGATTACTACAGGCAGCTTATCATTTACGCATTTTTATACACGTTAGAGATGGGAGACATGCCAAATTTCGTAGGTGTTAACTATTTACGCTTCGATGATACCTTCTTTGTTAAGGTAAATCAAGGTGTTTTAGACGAAGCAAAGGAAATTATCATGTTTGTACACGATGCTTTGAAGGAACGTATGGAAGATGAGGAAGCATATGAGCAAAAACCACAGAATTTGTGTAAGTGGTGTTCATTCTACAAAGGTAATGGCGGTACATGTGATGTACAGATACCTAAATGGAAACCTAAGTTCGGAAGTAGTACTAAAAAGAAGTACGCTAAAGCAGAAAATGCAGTTTTTAGTGACGCTGATGTACAATTAGGCATTTCGTCTATGGAAGGGGAAGGAGATGGTGCTAAAAACACCGTTTGGGATGACTAGGGAAGCTTTAGGGCATTGGTCTACTACCGAAGGAGTAACTCTCAGAATAAATGAATATAAATTAGATGATTATGTTTGTTCTATACCTCTTTTCACCCCTATTAGACCAATAAGGTCTATTTTTGAAGGGCAAACTAGGTATACTCCTGTAGGCTTTGGAACTAACTCACCTATAGAAATGCTATTTGAAGAAATTAAACCCTTTTTATTAGAGAATCCTATATATATTGACGTATTACAAGCTGAGATAGATGGATATGGTAATTCTGAAAATACTCTAGAATATTATTCTGAACGTACTTGTGAAGTAAGACGCTTAACAAACGTCTTTGATGATGTAGCAGTAATACCTAATATCAGAACTTCATGGAATCACATAAGAATGGTATGGTATCTCAAAAATATACATGAAAACATTAAACCAGTATGGAAATTTGATAATATAATTGATTTTGGTGCAGGAACAGGGCATTTTATTAGACACTGTCATCAAGTTGGTTTTTGTGGTTCTGTTCAAATTATTGATTTACCTGAAGCAAAACCATTACAAAGGTATGTTTTAAGAGGGTTGGGTGTTAAATGGGTCGATACTGAAGAAGTGTTAACACATCTACCAAATAGTTTATTCAATAGTACTTGGGGATTCAGTGAAACACCTATATCTCTAAGAAATAAATTACCAGATATATCTTCTTGCTCTAAATTCATTGCATATCAGCATGACTTTCACAAGATAGATAATGAAAAAGACATTTTAGACCGTTTTCATAAAGAAGGTAGTTCTATTCTAAGAGATATATCTTATTTAGTGCCTTGGGACGGCGGTTCAACCATCTTAATGGGGAAACCTTTATATAGGGACGTCTCCTAAAATAATATACCATGTCGCGCGATGACTATGGAGCCATTTCTGTTATCTCTGATGAAGAGAAAGAAATCCTAGGCATAGGAGGCTCTAAAAAACCAGATGAAGAAGAAGGATTGTTCGAAACTATCGGCAAAGCAGGAGATAAAATTGGGGAAACTAAAGTAGGTAAGAAGATTGGCACAATAATTACGGTTATTATGCTAGCAATTCTTAGTGGTGGAGCTAATATGTCTATTATCAGTGATTATTTCGCTGATGAAGTAGAAATTGGCCCTGTCGGGGGTTGTTTACAGACGGACGCTACTAATTACAACCCTAAAGCTACTTTTGACGACGGAAGTTGTAACTTTTTAGTGATTATTTACGGTTGTACTAACCCTGAAGCTGAAAACTATGATGAACAGGCCACACACGATGATGGACGCTGTGTAGTTGTATATGGAAGCCCTAATGCAACTGCAAATGAAACAGCTGCTATTTATGGTTGTATGGACACAACAGCCAATAACTATGATGATAAAGCTACTGAAGATGATGGTTCATGTGATTACGAAGATGATTATGAAGAAGAACACGGGAACCACACATCAGTACACTTTTATCCCGGTTGGTATAACGAAGAGACAGAGAATATGTCTGTTTTCTGGATAGACTCAGATGCTGAAGGCATATCCGTTTTAACTGATATAGATACAGACTGTAGTGATTATAATGCATCTGTATTGATTTATGTAGACGTATGGATTGACCCTGAAGGGGATGACAATAACCAATATGCTTGGAAAGATACAACCCTAACTGTTGATGGTATGGCTTGGGATGAGCATTGGTTAAATTTTACTTTCGAGGAACTTAATAATACAGAAGGAGAATGGTCTATGTGGGTAGCATTACTTGCATGGGATACAGAGTTAGAAGATTATGTATTTCAACAACAATTTAATATTCCAAAGATAAGAGTAGAGGCACCCGAATGAAGAGATATAGGAAATTACTGGAAAGTATAGGGGAGGACCATGAAGAGAGATGGTAGAGTCAACGGACCTTCTGATAACTACTCTAGAGATACTAGCAGCAGTACTAATACTGTTTATAGCCACGACAACGATATACATCGTTTTAAGATTGATAAGGAAGATGGTAAACATAAGGATGCCAAGGTTGAGATTACCTCGACTGAAACTTCCGAAATTACCCAAAAGAAAGAAAATCGAAAAGAAACAAGAAAGGAGGACTGAAAATATGAGTAAAGAAGCAAAAGAAGGAACTACATTTAACGATGTGTTTATGTTTATGATTGCCGTACCGTTAGTCTTACTCTGGGTTGGGTTTGCAGGATTCGTTATATATAGCGGAATTGGTAAACCTCAAGTTCTTGAAAACATTGAATCATATACAACTTTAATAGCTATATTAGGTGGGCCCGCCCTTCTAATTATTAAAGATGCATTAGATGTGTGGAAGAATGAACAAGCAGAGAAGACAGCATTCTATAAGATTAAAGCACAAGCAGTTATAGATTACAACGATTCGACACAGAAACAGAGGCAAATGGTAGAAGCCAAGGCACAAGAACAAGCGCACAAGATTGAATCAGAAATTACCGACAGCAAAACTGAAGGTATTACATTACCAATTAAAGGTAAAAAATAAGGAGATAAATAAATGGCAGTATACGCACTAGATGCCCACACGGAATCCGCAGATACATTGACAGCGTGTTTAACAAAGTTTCATTTGAAATTTGAAACACTGGTTACTACAAAAACAGTTAGACACACGTCAGTACATAAAGATGGAAACCAATGGTCATACACTATATTAGTAGACGAAGCAGCATAAGCTTTATATAGGTGCCGCCCCTATAGTATAGGGTGGCTCCTAACAGACCACGAACCCACAGGACCTTACGCAGTAGCGTCTCTTGGGGCCACACAAACGAAACCTTTATATAGGGGCACGCTCTATAAGGGATAGGTGAAAACCATGGCAAACGAAACAAACAACGAAACCGCAGCCAATGAGACCACAGATGATGGAAACATCACTGCTCTTATTGATACTGTAGAAGAATCTGGACTTTTAGATACTTTAATGGACGAACCATTACTTATGGCATTAGCTGCTGTAATATTAGGTATGGGCGCTTATATCGCTTATACTGTACCAGCTGTTAAACTGTTAGTCTTTAAATATATAAAGAATAACGAAGCTGAGTTAATGGGTATGCTAGATAAGAATCTAACTAAAGCACAGATGATAGCCTTCGATAAACTTGATGCAACTGCACAAAAACACGTCAAAGACTCTTTAGTCCGTAATGTATTAATTACGGCTTGGGATGAAAAGGACGATGAACTTGCAGCATTAGTTAAGTCTAAAGTTAAGGCAGCTCTTGACGAAACCAAGTAATGGAAGTCGAGGAATACGAGCAGCGATTACGCGTGAGAGTCGGTGAGCCAGAATATGCTAGGCATAAAGAGCTTGTCCGGTTACTTGCACGTAATCTCTGGCTTGAAAACGTGCTTTGGGAAGAAGTTACTTTACATATTCGGGATGTTAACCTACGAACAGAGCTCTTGCGACAGAGAAACTCTATTGTTAGGGACATTCATACTGAGTTCAGGGCTCTTAATATTGAAGTACCTACTGTAACAGAACAGAACACTGAGAATTTTATGGCTTTTTTAGGAGATATGGATGACGACCCCGGTGACGAACGAACAGAAGAAGCTGAACGCAGCGATTAGTGGAAAATTAGCACACGACTCTAGAGCTTTAGAGGCAGTGTTTGAGAAATGTAGAGTAGATGAAAAGAAAATGACCCTACTTATTAGGGCTTTTTGTGAATCTTATCTAATTGACCAACATCGTAGACCATTAAAGTTAAGACCGCTACAAGAACAAATAGTAGTGAAGTGTTTAACTTATCCTGATTTAGATGCAACTAAGCATCGTAAACTTGCTATTCTGGCTCCACGAGGCTCAGGTAAATCCTATGCTCTCTCGGTAGCTGTAGTAGTCTATATGTTTTTTAAACGGTTTAGAGACTTAGTATTTGTCTTGGCTCCATCTGAGGACCAAGCTTCACTTATCTTTAATTACTGTTATAGGCATTTTGCTGATAATGATTTTTTAATGGGCTTAATTGACCATTTCAGACATCACAACAAACCTAATATCACAATGAAGGGTGGTACTGTTCTTCGTAGAGCTCCTATCGCAGCTTCAAATCAAGGTCAAGCTATTAGAGGTCAACATCCTACTTTCTTAGTAGTAGATGAGAGTCCACTTATAGATGATAAACTTTTTATAGACAATGTAGAGCCATGTATTGTATCGAATCGAGCTCCCTTTATTAACTTAGGCACACCTAAGAGTAAAGTGAACCACATGTATCGCTATCTTTATGATGATGCGTATACAGAGAGTTTTGAGCAATTAGTGTTTACTTGGAGAGACGCTGTAAATCCGGGAAGAGCTTACTCTGCCCCGTATACAGAAAATGATATGTTAACGAAAATGATGGAATGGGGGGAAGAATCAATATATTGGAGGACAGAATATGAGTGCGAGTTCATCGAATCAGTCTCACAAATCTTCAATCCCGACCATGTTAAAGCCTGTAGAGAAGCCTATTCCTTTGTCGAGCGCGGAACAAAAGTTCATAATTGTTGTGTGGGCGTGGATATCGGTAAATCCGTTAATAGCACTGTTATTAGTGTTTGGAGTACCGAAAAGTCCGCTGAAGGTAATATTGCACGTCTTGTCAACATTGAGGAGATTAGCCCAAAAACTGGAGGACACGATATACCATACCAGCGTAGTCGTATACTTGCTAATTGTAGAGACTTTGGTGCTAGTAGGCTTATTATTGATGCTACGGGAATTGGTGGCGCGATTGAACAAGAAATGAGAGTTGCATGTATACAAAATAAACCACAAATACATTTTACCCCGTTTATATTTACGGGAGGTCCTAAAGGGACCAAGACACAAGTATATAGAGACATGGTATCTTATTTACAACAAGGTTTAGTTAAAATACCCGACCCTGCGGGGTTACCGGCCAATGAAGCAAAACTAGTTAATAAGTGGATAAAAGAACATATTGCTTTAGAATATGTAATGGATGCTACTCAAAAGACAGAAAAGATATCTGCACCAGATGGAAAGCATGATGATTATTGTGATAGTACAGTTATTGCTATACACGCTTGTTTAGGTATGTTACCCCCAGAATCGTCGTTTTCATCGGTAAGCTTAAATACCCCTATGCGCCCACAGCGCGATTTGGGTACAAAACATAGCTCTTCTCCACTTTTTACCAAAAGTACAGCAAGAACTATGCTAAAAAAGCACGCTCCGGGTGGAATCTAGCGAAAGCTTTATATACTAGCTGCTACTAAGGTTATAGGATAGCTATGGCTCTGAGTGATTATTGGCCTTTTAAAAGGCGGAGTTTCGCAACTGTTGGGCAAGACCCACCCTTCTCGAAGGATGACCCACGGAGCTACGGCTCTGGAGTTATTAGAAGGTTGCAACTTCAGGACAACACTTCCTTTGGGAGGAATGGGGGACGTAAGGAACCGCAGGTAGGCGATTATCGAACCTACATGAACGTTTATTTATCAGACCCTATAGTGAGAACCCTAATAGACCTACCTTGTCTATATGCATCAAAAGATGGATTTGACATTGTGACCGATGATGACACAGAAAGAATGGCTATCACGAAGCTCTTCGACGACATAAATATGGAAACACTTCTATATAGTTGGTTAAGGAACGGTAGAATTTTCGGTACATCTTATTTAGAATGGACTGGAGACAACCTACTTCTAAGGTCATCTCAAAACATGTTTGTTCAAAGAGACCCAAATGGCCAAATCATG